GATTTTTTTTCATATTATACAAATGAATTATCTAATTATGCTGAAAAAATTAATCCTGAAAAAATTGAAACTTTTTGTGAAGAAGATTGTACAATAATTAAAGTTAATCCAACCAAAACTGAAAATAAAACTGTTTCAAGTTCAAAAAAATTATCAGAACCTGAAATAATATATTTTGAAGAATATTCAGAAAAAGTTGGTTATAAGTCATTTCAGTATTATTTTGGTGGTTTCGATACAGATAAGTTAATTTTAACAAATTTAAATGATGAACAAATTATATTGATTGGACAAGATATGAATGAAGAAATTAAAAAGATTAAGGAAATGTTATGAAAAAATATCAAGATTATTCAAAAAACAGAACTATTGATTTAACTAATGAAGAACTTAAAAATATAGAATGGACAAAATTTAAAATAATTGTTCCTACATTAAAAGATAAAATTGAATTGGAAGAAGCCATTGAATATATTCATTGTTCTGATATTGATACTGATTATATTACTGTGAATCAATTAGCACATCATTATTTAAATGAAGATGAAGGATATATAAATAATATTATTGTAGATGAAAAATTATACAATAACTTACCTGAATATAAGAAGAATGATGTATCAGAAATAAAAAAATTTGAAAATTTCTAAATATTATATTTTTTTATTTCTTTATTTTTTATGTAAGGTTATTTTGATTTTAAATTGTCTTTTTATTAAAAGGGTTTATATGAAAAAATTTTTACTTATTTTTATTGTGTTTATTTTTTCTAGTTGTATAACAATAAAAAATTATTATTGGCAATATACTGAATATGATTTAATTAGAAAAAATAATTTGTATTTTATACAATTAACAGTTAATAATAAAAAAGCATTGTTTCTTATTGATAGCGGATCAACTAAATCATTTTTAGATATAAATCAATATGATAAATATAATTTTATGTATATTGATAAACCAATCGAAAGATATATTGGAATTGGTGGATTTCAAAACATTTATAGCGTTTTTGATTATACTATTGATGAAATGTTTATATCTATGTTAGGAATAAATTTAGAAGAATTAAATCCATATTTTCAATCTGATAATATGAAAATTGCTGGAATTATTGGTTCTGAATATTTGGCTAATAGAAATGCTATATTTGATTATGAAAAAAATAAACTTTATTTGAAAGAATAAATATATTTTAAAATAAAAAACTTCATATGATAAGAAATTTTAATAATTATATATTAAATGAAATGTCAATAAATGATGATTCTATTAGAAAATATAAAAATGCATTGCAAAATATATTTGACTATAAAAAAACGTCATCGTATATAAATGAATTAATATTAAATTTAAAAAATTCAATATCAATAAATGGTTTCAATATAAAAAAATATAGTGAAGATGATACTTATCTTATTTATAAAATAAAATATGCACCAAGCACAAATTTTATAATTGAACAATTAGAAGATTTATTATATGAAAGTAGGAATTTAGATGTTTATTATAAATATTTTTCGCTAATATATCCAGATGGAAACGAACTTTCTTTTAATATTGAAATTGAAATAGAAAAAAATAATTTAAATAGAATTTATGTACCAAATGGTTTACCATATATTTTAAAAGGTATAGGAATAGGTAGAAAATTATATAAATTGCTTATTTATGAATTAAATTATATTTCATCAAATTATTTGGATAGATCACTTGAATCTTTGTATGTTTGGGATTCAATAAGAAAAGATAATGAAATATTCACATTCATAAATGGTGAAAGTATAATTGGAATATCACCAAAATTACAATTTGAAAAAACAGAAGAAATATTATCTATCTTTTATAATAATATTACAAATCAATATATTATATTAGATGATGATTTTAAAAATCAATATAATAGAGAAATTTTAAAATCAAAAAAATTAAGTATGTTTCTAACATATGAAATTAATCAAACTTCTAATTAAAAATAGAAAAAACTTTATAAAATAATATTACTATATATTATACGTTCTTTGGGGTGTGACTGATTTTGACAGTATTGTGAAATGAAGTTATCAGCAGGTATCGCATTATCTAATATGCGATTAACAAATTATTGGAAAAAAACAATAAATGGCAAAGCACATACGCATATCGCTACTTCAAGATCAACTTATGCAGTTACTAGAACTGCTGTTGAAGCCGAAGTTTCTGTAGCCTAATCAGTAAAATCTAGAAATCGTTTAGTAAACTATTTTGGGATTGCCAAAAATGTTTAGTGGATTTAATAATTACCATCAAAAAAATTATTTATTTTGTTTCAATTAGAAAACTGAAAATAAACCTGTAGAAGATGCTGAAAGACATTATTGGACCCGAGTTTGACTCTCGGCACATCCACATAAATTGTTGTAAATTAAACCATTATTGAAAAAATAATGGTTTTTTTGCAATCTAAATAGATTTTTTGAAGAAATATGATAGATTTCAATGGAAATGAAATAAAAGTTGTCATAAATTATTTATTTTAAATATTAGTTCAATAGATATTTTATACGAATAGTAGAATTATCAGAAAGATTACCAACAATAATAGCAAATTTTCCTTGAACATAAAAACCTTTGGCACAATAATTCAAACCAAATGGTGTAGGAAAACTTGATTTTCCATCACGTATAATTTTAACACGAATTCCTGATATATTACTTAAATTTTCCATAAATTTTAATTTAATAAACATAATTTTAAAATTATCTACAAATATAATAAAAATTCTACAAATAAATTAAAATCTAAATGACTTTTTTATTTTTACAAATTTAATATATAAAAATAAAAAATTAAAAATGCTTAAAAAATTTATCAATTTTAATGAAGGTGTTGGTGATAAATACGCAAAAAGGATGTTTAATATCCCAGATATAGATACAGATTTTGAAAAAGAATACAAACGACATATAGAAAAAGAAGAACCTTTTGGGTATTCTAAAAATTTTTCAAATAATAAACAAGGTGTTGCTATTTATAAAAACCCAAAAACATTAAATAATTTTGATGAAGAAGTTCGGGCAATTGTAGATAAAGATGGGAATATTTATGTTGCTATTAAAGATGGAATGTTTGATCATGGAATGATAGCATATGGTATTGGTTTTGCAAAAGATAGAATTGGAATTTATAAAGATTTAGACAATTATATATTATTGTGTAGAATATATAATAAAAATATATTTGGATTAAGTGATAGTAGTGATAGTTATGCTAATATAAGTAGTGATAATCGTAAAAACATTCAAAAAATATTACATAAAGCAAAATTAAAAAATCCCCAATATTCTTTTTATGATAAATTCTATAATCAAGAATTTTGATTTTTAATTTTTTATATATAAAAGAAAAAAATTATTATGGCATTAGAACTTCAAAGAATTGATCCGTATAATGAAACAGGAACAACTATATATTATGGTTATGCAACAGCAGGAACACAAGATTCAGATCCATTATGGTCAATTAAAAGAAAAAGTATAGTTGATAATGTTGCTAAATTTGAATATCCATATATATCAGGAACAACAATGGCTAATACATATCCTGCAATTTTTGTAGATAATGTAATAAATATGCAATTATCTGGATTAATATGGGATAATCGAACAGGTTATACATATAGATAAAAAAATAAAAAAAAATATGAAACATTTAAAATTATTTGAACAATTTAATAATAATGAAATAAATTTGATAGTAAAATTTAAAGATAAAGATGAATACTTTAAAGCTATTGAATTTTTTCAAAATAATAGTGAATTTTTCGCTGAAGAATTTAATGATGAATTTAGAAGCATCTCATTTTCTTGCTTAGATCAAGATGATGCTGATGTAACAGAAAAAGCAATTCAAGATGAATTAGATGAAAATGATTTTTCAAATTTTTATTTTGAATCGGAAGATACTATTAATTCTTTTGAATATAATGAACGTATAAATTATGATGAAGATGAAGAAAAAAATGAAGAAGTTGAATCTTATTCTTTTGATGATTTAAAAGCTAATTTTAGATCATGGCAATATGACCATGATAATTACGATGATGCAATTGGATTATTTAATATATTAGTTGCAAGACACCCTAAAGAAGATGAAGATAAATTGAAAGAATTGGCTTTTAATTGGGTTGGATATGAAGAAAATGAAGAAAATGAAGAAGAATAAACAAAAAATAACAATATAAAAAATGAAAAAATTCAGTAATATAAATGAAAGTGTAGAAACAAAATATGAATTAAAAGATTCATTGAGAAATGAAATATATTCATTAATTGAAAATTCTATATCTATAAAAGTTTCAAATGAAGAATCTTTAGATAAAGACATCAGTATTAATGGTAAAGAAGAATTAGTTGAAAAAATTAAAAACTTGATTGATGATGTTAGAATCAAAGAAAGAACAATGACATTGGAACATGTTAAAACTAACGTATACAGAAATTTTGATATGAATTGGTTAAATGAACAAATTGATGGATTACAAAAAATTAAAATTGGTTCAGATTTCGTTTTGAAAGAAAATATTAATGATGCACAAGTTAATGATCAATTTAAAGCTGAAGCACTTAATTATTTTGCAAAACGATTAAATGAAATAGGAAATATTAATGGTTATGATTTTGATCATGATCCATCAGATGGAATATTTAAATTTGTAAATGATAAAATAGGTATTGTTGTAAAAGCTACACCATTCTATAATGATAAAAATGGTATACCTATCGAAGTCTGTTCAATTGATAATCCTGATACACATTATTTTATTCAACAAAGAGCATTTAATACAGAAGAAGTTTTATTTGATGAATATTTAAAAATATTGTCAAAATTTTTAACTAATTCTGCTTGGATGAAAAAAGTTGATCCAAAAGTAGATGATTATGATATTGAAGATCCAAATAATTGGGAATAAAAAAAAGAGGCATTTGCCTCTTTTTTTATTGAATGATAATAGTAGTACTATCTTTTTTTTCTTCCTTAAATTTTGGTGCGGTTAATGTTAAAATTCCATCAACCATTGATGCAGAAATTTCTTTTTTTACAACATCTTTTGGTAATTGAAAACTTCTTTCAAAACTAGATTTTCTAAATTCTTTTCTGTAATAACCATCAAAACTATCTTCTTTTTTATCTTCCACAGTAGAAGAAATTTTTAAAACATTTTCGTCTAATTCGATTTTAATATCTTCTTTCTTCAAACCTGGTGCAGACAAATCAATAGTGTATTCATTTTCTTTTTCATAAACATTAATTAAACCACAATTACCACGACCTTCAAACAATGTTGTAACATAATTAACGTCATCATCACCAAAAAATCTTTTTGCAAAGTCCACAAATGGACTAACCGATAAACTTCTATTCATAATTATTAATTTTTTTTTTATTTTTAGGACTATTCCTAATGACAACTAAAATATCAACTCTTATGCCATTCAAATAAAATGATATTTTGTCAGTTATTTTATTTATAAAAAGACATTTTGTCATTTTTATTTTTTATCAACTTTTTTTAATCATTATTATATAATTAATATATAAAAGAAAAAAACGATGAAAAATTTTAAAGTGTTTATAAATGAAAATGTTCATAATCTTTATTGAAATAATTTAAATATGGAAAAAATATATGAAATTCAAGATAAAGTTTATCTAAATGAATTGACATTACAAGATGAACTTAGATATTGGAATGCAAACAACAAAAAAATTGTATTTACCAATGGATGCTTTGATATTCTTCATAGGGGACATATAGAATATTTATGTGAAGCAAAAGAAAAAGGTGATATTTTAATTGTTGGTTTAAATTCAGATGATTCTGTTAGAAAACTAAAAGGTGAAACAAGACCAATTAACGATCAAATGTCTAGGGCATTGATTTTAGCATCTTTATTGTTTGTGGATGCTGTTGTTATATTTGATGAAGAAACTCCATTAAATCTTATTAAAATGATTAATCCTAACATATTAGTTAAGGGTGGTGATTATAAAGAAAAAGATGTTGTTGGATATGATTTTGTAAAAGAAAATAATGGTAAAATTGTGACAATAAATTTTGTTCCAGGATATTCAACTACGAATATAATAAAAAAAGCATCATTTTGATGCTAATTATTTTTTACAGAATTTTTTTATTTCTGTTATAGCGTATTTATCTATTGGTAAATCATCTAAATTATAATACCAAGGATCATCTGATATTAATATATTATTAGCACACCATAAAGACCATACACCACGACTATACATATATTCGACTGCTATTTTAGAAAAATTTAAAGAATTAATATCATTATTTATTTCATAAAATCTTTCTTGATCATTTTCATCAAAATCGCTATTTTCAATTTTATATTTCAAATAATAATATTCTTCGGATTGTTCTTTATTTTCTTCGGACATTTTATAATCACGTTGAATTATATATACAATTTTATTATGTTTTGGAATATTAACCCAACCTTCACAATTACACCATGCACCTGAATGTGGATTTGAAGTACACCAATGAGTAAATGCACCGTATTTACAACTAGCTTCTTCTGTTAATGGTGCAACAATGATATATTTATCATCTCGTAATATTTCAATTCGTTCTTCTTTACGAGCACGATATTCAAAAGTTTTGATATATTTCATTGATAAACTTTTATTCTTTTTGTTCCATTTTCAATTTGTTTATTCCAAACAATTCTAGTTTTATCATCTTTAAAATCATCAAAAGCAATCCAAACTTTTTTCTTAACATATCCACCAATATTATCAATAGTATAACCTTTTGCTTTTATTGTATTTTTTTTATCTTCGGATGTGATTATTTTAAAATCTGTTATTAATGTTTTTGGATTATCTTTTAAATCGTTTATAATTATTTTATAATAAACTGTAACATATTTACCAGTTTGTTCAAGTATAAAATCTTTAAAATATGTTTTCATATTATGTTATATTTTTCTGCTTTTTTATTTAATAAATATTTTTGATATTGTTCTGGATATTTATTTATAAAATAATCTTTCATTCGATAAAAATCAATATAATCAACAAAATTATTATGTTGTTTATTATTATTAGTTGAATCATTTAAAATCCAATCAGTGCCATATTTACATCCGCACCAGCATCTATAAATTCTTTAACCAATTCAACAGAATTTAAAGTTTTTATTGCGATATATAATGATATATATATATAAAATAAAAATCAAATTTTGATGGTTTTTATATGTCGATTATTTTTTCTATTCTTATAGAATATGGGGATATTGTATCATATGTATAATAAGAATTATTCATTTTTGTGTCTTTATATAATTTAAATTTACCAATTGATTTTATATCAATACCCAATATGACCCATTTTTTAATATCTATATTATATTGTTTATTTTTAATTTTATTTTTAAGTGTTGAATATTTTAAATGTATAAAATATTCAGCATCAGATATATTATTAATAAAATATAATCTTTCTAAATCATTAGAAACCATTTTTTGTGTTTTTGGAATTAATCCCATTTTTTTAATTTTATTTTCATATAAATCAAATAATGTTGCATGGTATATTATGTTTGGTGTTTCTTCTGGAACATCAAAAACTTTATTAAAATATATATGAATTTCCTTTCCTTTATATTGTGTTAAATTTTGAATATTTATTTTTGATCCAAAATCATTTATGGATTGAGATATAAAATAACCAGAATTGTTTAAAAATGAAATTATTTCTTTTGATAAGACTGTAGCATTTTTTTTAGATATATCTAATATTAAATTTAAATAAATATATTCATCTTTGTGATTTTCTATAAAAAAATATTCTTCATCAATATATTTTAATAATATATTTTTAAGTTTATCCAAAAAAAATACATATGATACTGATAGTGTTAATCCTTCTTTTATTGATAAATTTAAAAAATGTTCTAATGGTGTAAAATATTCATTAAACATTTTTATGTTACATTTTTTCATAATAATATTTTTTATTTATATATTAATATTTTCGTATAATATTTTTTGATACCCCATAGGTAAATATTTACCATCTAACCTAGTTAATTGTCTAGATGTTTTTATATTTTCAATTACTTTACAAGTAAAATCAAAATCATTATTTTTTTTATAAATAGAAAGTATATCAGAAAGATTATCAACAAAATCATCAGAATCAAAATTAATTTCATTTGGATATTTTTGCTTAAACATAGAATAAACTGTTTCTGAACCTTTAATTCCAATTCCCCTAGTTTCTGTTGTTAATTTAGCAACACTTAGAATATTATCACCTATATCACCAGCAACAATCTTTTTAAAATATGATTCTTCTCTATTTACTGATACAATTTTTGCTCTAGTTGTTATTTTTTCAAAATAATTAAGAAAATCTATATCATCATTCAAGTTAAATATATCACCATCAGTCGTATCTTCAATATGCTTAAAGAAAATTTGATAATTTTCAGGCATAAATACTTTTTCATCTTGAAATTTATGATTGTAAATTATATTTATATAATTGTCAGTAGTGCTATAATTTAATAGTTGGTGAAGGTCACTATCATTTGATATTATTAAATTTGATATTCCTTTTTTATTTGATTCTGTTACAATGTGTGCGATAATATCATCACCTTCAAAAGGATCAATTTGATATAAACGACAATTATATCTTCCTTTAATATTTTCTTTGAATTTATCGAATGTATCAAATACAAATTCCCAATCAATTTCTTCATCTTTTTTTCTTTTTCCTTTATATTCCTTATATATGTCTTTTCTCCATGATCTTTTACTATCTGAAATAAAATATATTTTATCAAATGGAAATTCATTGGTAATATTATTAAAATCGTGTAATAATAATGTTTCTAAATCACCATATAGGGTTTTTAATTTATGTAATATAAATACAGCACGATATAAAAAATAGTTTCCATCTATAATATTATTGAAAATTATCATAATGTTTTTTTATTTTATATAGATGGAAATTACAATTTTGTTTTTAATATTTTTTGTGAAGATGTTGCTATGATATCCAAATACTCAAAAACACCAAATTCAGATTCAAATAAAATTTAACAAATTTGAAAAAATGTTTCACCATCAATAAATTGTGAAATATATTCATCAAAATCTGATTTATTTATTGCATATTCATCTATAAATTTAATTAATTCTGATTTCGAATAAACATTTCCATCAAAACCAGATTCAAATAATTTATCAATTTCTTTAATATTTAAACCATCTGTTCTAAACAATATTTCTTTTGTATATAGATTAAATTCTGATTTTTTATTTTTTGGTATATCTTTTTCAAAGATTTTAATTGTCGATTTTTCATTAGCAAAATTATATGCATCAACCAAGTTATATTTTGTGCAATAACCTATAAAATTTCTATTTTCATCATATTTACAAACACCTTGATGTTCATAATTTTCTTTCCAACCATTATCCAATAATACTTTTTTAATATCTAAAAAATCAAAATATATTTTTGATTGAAATAATTCATCCAAACTATCAAAATAAGATTTACTCCATAAATCATTTAATTTTTCATATACTGTTAATAATGGACTATTTATTAATCTGAAACAAAATGATGATGTTATATTTTCAATATTATCATTATCTTGATTCCCATCAATAAAATCAGTACCCCAACTCAAATAAATATGTGTTGATTCGGTTATGCCTATTTTTTCAAAATCATAGTATTCGTTATATTGTTTAACGATATATTTTTTGAATATTTTAAACAATTGACTATCTTCTGAAATATTACTTAATTTATCGCTATTTTCTGATTTTTGATAAATTGGTTTTTCTAATGATATATAATAATATGCCATAAATTTTAATTAACGATGTATGTCATATGACCTGCATGTGGTTGATTATCTGATCCAGTATAAGTATAATATACTTCAATAGATTCTAATTCATTTGGCATTCTTTCTACTTTTCCAGTAGTTTCATTAATTTTCATATTTTCTTTATAAACAAATTTAACTGCTGGTTCTTCACCCAATATATTTTTCAATCCTCTTTTAATATCACCAGAACCTGCGTGAGTTAGATTTATATTATTGTAAATATAATCATTAATTGCTTTTTCTTTAAACATTTTAATATCATCCATAATTTTTTATTATTTTTATTATTTTTTAGTATATATATTTAATTTAGTGTTCTATATGTACAAAATCGTATTGCAAACCAAATAAAATGAAACCACAATATAATCCGATTACTATGTGATTCATTAGTTATTTTTAATCCTTTTCTAAGTTCATTATATTTTGAACTTAAACAACTTATTTCGAATGTTCTCATATTTATTTTAATACTTCTTTTATATCAGTAATATATGAAATTAAATGTATGATAGGATCAATTGTTTCGGTATATCTTTCATTATAAGACCTTTGTAAACTTACAAGTGCTGCACCAGTTTTTATTAATTTATCATTATCAAATGACATAATCCTAGTGAATAATGGTCTACCTAATGCTTTCATAAGTTCGAGTGGATTATCTTGGAAATTACCAACAACAAAGTTATAATTATCTTCAATGTTATTTTTACCATCCAATACAAAATCAAAAATATCAGTATAATTTGATGAATTCATTGATTGAAGTAACATTGTATTTTTTGTAATAAAAATTTCCTGAAGTTTTTGTGTTGCATTTCTTAAATCAGGAAAGCTGATCATTATTATCTTCTTAATTTCATCATCTGAAATAGTCATTTTAACATTATTAGCAATTGCTTTTAAATATTTAAAATACCATGTTTGAAGATAATCAATTTCTTCTTTATTTTTAGGATTAAAATCAACTTTTATAAACCTTGATAATATTTTATCATCAATTTTTTCAATAAAATTTGTTGTTAAAATGAATCTTACATGTTGATAAGTATCAGAAAAACCTTTCATAGCTTTTTGATATTCAGGTGAAACACCATCAAATTCATCCAAGAATATTGTTTTTAAAGTATCTTTTGGCATAAATGGATTAAGACTTTTGCAATGATTTTGCAATTGATCTCTTAAAATATTAACACTAGTGTCTTGGGAAGCATTAAATTCAACATTATCTGTATTTTTACATAATATTTTAGCAAGTGTTGTTTTTCCTGTGCCTGGTGTATCAGAATAAAAAATCATATTAGTTTTTATACCATCTTTAACCAATTCACGAATTCTTGGTAGTAGAATAATAGGAATTTCACCTTTTACATTTTCTAAACTTGTTGGTTGGTATTTATACCAAAACATATTATCTTTCATATTATTTAAAATTAATTTCTTAATATATTATGAAATTTGATAAATGTTTAAAAAAATAAAGCATCACCTAAAAAAAGATGATGCTGAATTGTCTGCACGATCTACCTGATATTCCTTTTTACAAAAATAAAAAATAATATTAATATATAATAAAAATAAAAATAAAATAACAAAAATATGAAACATTTACAAAAATTTGAAAATTATAATTCGAAAGATGAAAATGATGTAAAAATTGGAAAATCTATTAATATATTATATAATTCTGTTCGTCTTAGTCCATCTTTAAAACATATATTAAAAGATATAGAACAAATAGAAGATTTGTTCTATATTTATGGAAAAGAAAAGTCATCTGAAATAATTAATAAACTAAAACAATTAGAACCAGAAATTAATAAATGGAATATGAATGATAATAAATATTTAATAGCAGATGATAAGGGTGTAAAAAATGCACCAACATCTCAATTGAATAATATATTATCATTATTAGAATTATCATAATTTATTTTTATAATGAAGTTTATTTATTTGCTTTAATTTTATTTTTCTTAATATTCGAATATCTGTAATTTCAACGATTTCAAATTTATAATTTTTTAATCCTAATTTAGTTGGATTTAATTTAGTTGTTAATAGTGTAATTGCATTTTCACAACTTTTTTTATATTTCCATTGATGTGCTTTTTTTATATTTTTTGTTCTTGTAAAAAAATATCCAGTAAAATTTGAAGTGAAATTTTTTACATATTCATTAATGTTTTTAGATTCATCAATAGTTTTTATTACAAATAATCTTTCACCTTTCATTATAATTTAGTCTAAATTATTCTTGAAAAATTCTTCACTTTTTGGTGAATTATTCCAAAACATAAATCCATTAGTTTTTTCAATTTCTTTCATTATGTTAACATATTTTTCAACAATAATTTTATCGGTTCTTAATTCCAAATTAATATAATCAATATATATATCACCATCTTTATTTTTGTAACTATATCTAGCTATACCGATTGGTAAATCACGTAAAATTAAAATTTTAAAATAAATTTCTCTTGTTGTCATAATTTGTAATATTTAATCACCTTTTTGGCTTTATCACACATTTTAAAAAATCTTTTGTATCCATTTTTTTCCAAAAATAATACTTTTAATTGTTTTTGCAATTTTTTTGCAATTTTTTATTGGATTAAATAAAATTAATATATAAAAAAAATTAATAATTTATTATGCACATAAATGAAACATATAATTATGATGATAATTTTGTGAGAATGGCAACAATAGCATTATGCAAAGTTTTTGGAACAAAAATAAGATGGATTAATCGTTATTCAACTGGTAAAAAAATTAGAGTATTATTACCGTTTTTTACATCTTACGCTGGTCAAGAAAGATTTATGTTGGATGCATTTGTTGATGATACTGCAAGTACAAGAGTTGAATTGAATACTGATCAAAAACAACGTGGTATTATTACCTTTAAAGGTGGATCACAAAGAGATGATGAATTTGCAAATCCAAATCAATATTTAGCAAAAGAAACAAAAATTAATAATGAATTTAAATCTATTGTTAGTCGAGTAAGGGCTGTTCCAATATCACTCAATTATGATATACAAATAAGGTTAGATAATGAATGGGAAGTTGATACATGCTATACTAAAGTTATGGATGTGTTACATAATTATAGATTTTTTTATATTAGTTATTTTGGATTAAAAATTGATGCTTTTTTTAAATTACCAACTGATACTGGAATAGAAATTCCGAGGGAAATAAATATTAGTAGTGAAAATATAATTACAATGAAATTTACATTAGAAGTTGTTACATATTATCCTGCATTTACAGTTTCAACGGATGATTATGAAATTTGTGACAATGATGATCAAATTGATTGGAATTTTATTGGAATAAATAAACCTGATGGTAGTGATATTCCAAATTCTTTAGGTAGTTTAAAACGTGTATATTGGTATAATAATTTGGTTGATAATAAATCCAAAGAAGTTTTAATAAAAGAAAAAGAAGAATTAAGGGATAATGAAATAAATAATATGGAATAAAAAAAGAGGATTAATCCTCTTTTTTTATTGTTCGCATTTTATTGAATGGTTTACCATTAATGGTTATATCACCTTTATTGTTTGTATTAATAGATTTAATTTTAATTTTCTTATTTTTAAATTTTCCAGAAAATATTTCATCCCCTAATTTTAATTTCATTTTTACTTTACCATCTAATGATACTGATAATGATGAATATTCTTCAAATGTTTTTATAGTTTTCATATTGTTATATATTAATTTTTTTATCAAATCATTTTTTTGTCAAAAAATGATATTTTTTTAATAATATATATAATCGAAAATGAATTTAAAAATAAAAAAATATGCAAGATATAGCATCAAAAATAAAAAATAAAAGAAATAATATGAAAAATTTAAAGTATGATTTGTTCAATTTTAAGAAAGATTTACCAATCGAAGAACATGAATTAAGTATAATTGCTGAAAGATATATCAGGGATTATGACAAATTTTCTGAAAAAGAATTGGTATCTTCATTAAAAGAATCATTATCACCATTGATGTGGGATAATAAAGTAGTGAAACTTGTTGAATCTTTTGAAGATGAAATAAAAAGTGATCCATTAAATTACAATTTAAAAGATTTGTACAAAAAAATCGAAAGAAAAAATTATGGTCAAATGTATCGTCCAGCATTAAGTTCTATTCTTAATATAATCAATTTGGAAGATACAGATTCAAAAATGTCATCAATTGTAAATGAATTGGTAATACATGATTGGATTCCAGAAGTTAAAATGTTTTTAGATGGTTATATGAATAATCCTATTCAAAGACAAAATTTAAGAAACTCAGGTAAAGCATCAAAAGTATTTACATTAGTTGAAAAAGTTGAAGATGGTAATTTAGTATTTATGAAAGATCGTTGGTTTTTGATTAATCAAGATGAAGTAAAACAAACATTGGTAGAAAATCATATTAAAGACATTGAAAAAGTTAGAGAATTTAGAATTTTAGAAAAAGTAATGACAATTGGTGATATTAAAGAAGATTCAATTTCATTTAGATTGGATGAAAATTTAACTTTAAGTATTTCAACTAAAAATGATAAAGAAGTTTTTTTAAATGAAGAAAAGTTGGATAAAGAAACAACATTAGAAAATTTGTTTCAATCAAAAATAATTCCTTGGCTTAAAAAAGATTATTATGTATTGTCAACAACAACAGCAAACAATATAGATAAATTTGTAGATTTAGATATTGCACTTAAAGTAGAAAATACATTATATCCATATTTAGAATGTTACGTGATTAATTATAATGATAAAATGTATGTATATAATTGTGATGCTAGAACAGGAACAGCATTTTATGAATACAATTCAGCAAATGATATAATTAATGATGTTCAAAAAGAATTAGATTACGATTTAAGCAAATTTTTAGATAATAAATTATCAAAAGAAGTAAAACATTTGAAAGCATTAGAAGATAAAGAAATGGAAATAAAAGAAGCTATTAAAGAAATAGATGAAAGTCTTGCATTGTTGAAAGAAAATGAGAATTTATTAAATGAAGATGAAAATTTAAAGAAAGCTTTTGAAAATTTATTAATTTCTAAACATGAATTATACAAAAATTTGGGAACAATTAAATCAGATAAAGTTAAGGCTAAAAGAATGATTATATAATTTTTAATTACTTAATAAAAAATTGGGATTTCATTTTTATGAAATCCCAATTTTTATTTTTAAACTTTTATTATTTAATATAATATATAATATGTTAATAGGCATAAAAGGAATTTCGATGGTATTTTACATATATTTAAAGGCTTTCATATAATTAAAAAACTAAAAAAAAATAAAAAAAGATATATGGCAAGATACATAGATGATGATGAATTTTATTTCGAAATCAAAATTTCACTCGGCAAAGGTAAATTAACAAAAAAAAGTGAAATGATGATTGTTAAAATTGGTGAAGAAATGATAAGAAAATTTGAAAGAAAATATAAGACCCCAGATGATAAATTTGATTGTATGCAACAAGGTATTCTTATGATGCTTCAAAACTGGGTTTCTTTTAACGATAAAAAATATTCATCTGCTTTTCCATATTTTTCAGAAATATGTAAACGTGGTATTGCTGCTGGTTTAAATACAATTTATCAAAAAAAGAATAATCAAGAATCTCCAAAAATGATAAGTTTGAATCATTCTAATGATGGTAAAGGATTACATAATTTATAATTCAGCTAAAGCTTTTTTATATATACAATAAAAAATAATTATGGCATTAAAAGATTGGGTTAGAAATGATGGATATTTTGATGGAACACCAGGATTGACATATACACCATCATATATTAACGATGAAACATTCATTATGTTAGTTCGTGATATTCAATTTCAAGATGTTAAGGGTGGTGGATATACATCATTTCCGACACTTTATGATGTTGCATCTGCCAATAGAGGTCGAACATATATTCCAATTACAGACAACACTAAACTAATTCAAGATCCACCAAATCCCAAATTAGTTAGAAAATATTAAAAATAATTTTAAAATATGTCACTAAATCCTGGTAAATTAGGAAATGTTAGAAATAAGAATGGTAAAAATAAATATAAACAAGGTCATTATATTCCACAAAATATAGAAAAATATATTGGACATACACCAATATCTTATCGTAGTTCATGGGAATTCGCTTTTTGTAAATTCTGTGATATGAATGAAAAAATTGTAAAATGGAGTACTGAAAGTGTAGTAATAACTTATCAAATGGTAAATAAAATAGGTCAAACAGAAACCCATCGTTATATTCCTGATTTTTGGGTTGAAATGATATCACCAGATGATCCAGAAAAATATGATAGAATGGTTATTGAAATTAAACCAAAAAGTGAAACATTACCACCCAATCCACCAAAAAAGGATACAATGAAAATGCTTGAAAATTATGAATATTCATTGGTGACATATAAAAAAAATCTTCACAAGTGGTCTTATGCTAAAGAATGGTGTGAAAAAAGAAATATGAAATTTGTAATAATAACTGAAGATCACCTAAAATTAAGTGGATTGATACCTAAATAATTAAAATCTTATGGAATTTATTGATCAAGTTTATGCTTTATATGGACAATATAATAATAACATCAAAAAAATTAAAGATGAATCGACATTGATGTTATTTACTTTTATTTTAAAAAATCCAAATAATCAAGTTAGCCCGACAAATATAAAATTACTACAAATTGGTAAATTTTATATAGTTAGATATAATTATAATGGTAATAAATTATGGTGTCCAATATTAACAATTCCACCATTAAAGAATAATAAAGAAGAAGGTATATTAGAAAGGCAGTTAAAAATAGTAAATAATAAAAATGTTTTATATGTAGTAAATTTTGATTATTTACCAATAAAATATAAAGTGATATTTATTGATTCAATTATAAAAAGTAATTTTGATAAATACGACAAAAACAAAGATAAAATAACTATTGGTGGTGGAACTGTAAAAGATGAATTTAATTTTAAAGTTGATTGGGTTTATAAATTTCTTAAAAACAATGGAAATTATAATTATGCTGTAACAGCATTTGATATTACTAAAATAGATAAAATATTCGAAGTGTCATCAACAATATTAGATAGATTTATTTTCTTAGATACTTATTATATTAACAATAAATTAATGTATGAAACATTAAATAACATCACAAATAATCAATTAAAAAGTGAATTTTCTAATAAAATTAAAATTTATGAAGAAATTTTAAAATTATACGAAACTGATTTAGAAAAATTCTATAAATCATTAAGAAATTTTGAAAAAAATTTAAAATTGATTGATAATCTTTAATTTAAAAAATCATTTAATATCAACTTTATCGTTTTTATTCAAACACAATGTGTTTATATTAACTATTATAGAAAAACCTAAAAAATCTGCATTATCATTTACCGCACTACTAAAGTTACACAAACTTGATTAAAAATGATCAGTGTGTAATTTTAGCTAAAGAACTACCATGTTCTTTATTTAATTCATGTTTACTTACACCGTAGAACGAGCAAGATAAACTATAATTAAAATCACTTAAATCTAGTGATTTTAAGAAGTCTGTGCCAGACAACATTTTAATTTCTTCTATACCAATATTAACTGAACTATTAAGGTCACGTTGGATTTTATGACCACATTTAGGGCAAACAAATTCTCTTATAGATGGGTCTTTATAAACTCTATCCCCACAAAAACAACAGTCACTTGTGGTGTGTTTTTCACTGTTTATTTTGAATGACTTACCTGATTTATTTGCTTGATGTTCAAGTGTTTTCCTAAATTGTCCAATCATTTCTTGGTTTAACATACTTCTATGCATCGAATCGTACTTAGCTGTGTTTATGTCAGGAACGTAATCACCGATGATAACGAAGTCATAGTGTTTAAATAGGTAGTTAGCTATGGCATTACAATAGTTCTTTTTCTGTTCTCGAACCTTATCATAAAGACTGTTCAATTTGCATTTTAATCTATTATATTTTTTGGTATATTGTTTATATTTTTTGTTATAATTTTTATCAGTTTTAACCAAGAATTTCTTCTTTTTATCTAACTTGGATTTAACTTCATCTATTTGTTTTTCAGTATATTTAATGAAATTATTTTTATTAAATATAATTTTATTTGCATTAGAATCAACAGCACAAAAGAAATTTTTGTGGTTTTGATCTATTGAAATCCAGGTTTTTACATCCGTTTTTATGAAATTTGGTTTTTCAAAAGTTAAATTCAAATAATATTTATTCAATTTCTTGCAAACCCTTAATGTCTTCAGTTTATCTGATTTCAATTTGGTTTTCAAAGTTGCTTCAATTTTAATTCTTTTACCTTCAGTATCTTTACCACATGATATAACTATTTTATTTCCTTCAATTTTATAACCAACATTGGCTTCATCATACAACAAGGAAAACCAACTTTTCTTCCATGATCTGAATTTTGGATATCCTGTTTTTTCCTTAAAAAATTTCTTGAATGTATTTTCAAGTCTTGTTGCTGATTCTTTTAATGGCTTTGAATAAACAGAATTAATAAATTTATATTTTTCATTTTCTTTCATTTCATTAACCATATAATCACGTAATCCATACTTCTTGTTAATCAATGTTTTATCCAACAGGTTTTGTTTTACTGATTCATATTGTTTGATTGATAAATCCAATAAATGATTGTATAGCCAATTTAATATTTTACTCTGCCCATCTAAAATTAATTTATTTTCTTTACTTAATTCAATTTCTATGTTTTGGCTATAAATCAATGTAAATGATTGTTTTTATCTATATATTAAATAAAAAAAAATCATTTTTTGTTATTTTAAAATTTTAAATATGTTTAGGTTAATTTTATTAAATATTGATTAAATTTAAATATAAATATTTAAACTGTTATTATTCCCAATCTTTAGTTTTTTCCAAATATTGAATTCTTAAATATTCTGTTTGATTTTTAAGATTATCAATTAATGATATTGATTTTTCAGATTTCATTTTTTTTGTACAAAGATACGTTTTTTTTT